GTCGTTGGTGATGGCCACCTGGTTCCGGCCCGGCCGAAGGGCCCAGGGCACGCTGTCCAGACTCATCCAGTGGGAGACATCCTCCTGCATCTGGTAGTCTCCGGAGCCGTCACGCTGGTACAGGAAGGCCGATACGTCCTTCAGGTCCACCACCAGCTTCTGGTTTTCCGCGATGCTGTGCTCGATCGTGACCTGCTCGCCGGCGGTGCGGTTGGCCAGGCACACCTCCTGTCCCGTGGTATAGACCTCGATGGATGGATAGATATTTTCTTCGGCTGGGTTGTCCACCATGCCGAACCGGGTATACGCCCCCATGGGGTAACGGTATGGAGCCCATGGGAAGTGCCAGAACCGCTGTATGACGCCCATGGCCAGGATGTACTCCTTCGCGCTCTCCCAATAGGGGGAATCCGCGGTAAAGCTGATGTCGATGGTGGAGAAGGTGCCCACCGGCGTGCCGATGGTGGGGGTGGCCAGTGGGCGGCACCGCACCTGGACCGCTTCGTCCTCTTTGTAGTACGTCAGCGTCCCCCAGCGGTTGGGCGCAAATGCCTGGGCCAGCCAGGCCCGCTGCGTGTCATAGGCGGCCCGGGCGGAGAGCGTCCTGCTTCCGTACACCAGCATGGAGCCCACCAGGTTGATGGTGCGTGCATCCAAAGCGGTATGGTAGGTAGTCACGCCGTCCTGCCTGGGAGCCTTGGAGGTCTCCGCTGTGGCAGACAGATCCGAGGTCAGCTCCCGGAAATAGTAGGGCCCGGGCCGCTCATAGGGGCCGCCACCCTCAAAGGTGCAGGTACGGCCGTTATCCGATGTCCATGCAACTGATCTCATAGCTCCCTCCTTCAGCGGTCCAGCTCGTCCAGCACCTTACGCACCGTCCGGGCCACCTGGCCCTCGGTCATGCCGCCGCCGGCGTTGTAGGTAATGCTGGCGCTGTTGCTGCGTGTCACCTGGTTGACCACCTTGGTCACCGTCCGGGCAGCCGTTTCCACAGCGCCGGCCAGCATGGAGGCGGCCCTGGCCGCAGCGTTGGAGGAGCTCCCGGCGCTCTTTTTGGAGGATTTGCCGCTGCCGTAGGGGACATAGCCCTCCACGTCCTTGTACTTCTGGTTAGCCTCCCACATGTCCTTGGCGATGTTGTATTCCACGTTCTCCTTCTTGGCGATGTCCAGGATCTCCGGGTCCAGCTCCTCCTTCTCCTTCTCTGCCTTGTCCTTGGCCGACTCTGCCCTGTCCTTGGCAGACTCGTAGTCACGACCGGCCTGGGAGATGGCCGCCTCGTAATACTTCACCAGGTATTCCAGTTCCCTTTTGTACTCCTCCTCCAGGCGCTTAATTTCGGCCTCGTAGTCCTCTTTGGCCTCCTTCTTGGCCTGGTCAGCGGCCTCCTCCGCCGCGTCGATCTCGGCCTCAATCTTCTCCTTTTCTTCCTCCTTCTCCCGGTAGAACTGGGTATCCTCCTTGTCCTGGATGGCTTTATCCAGGGCCTCCTGCAGCCGGGCAACCTCCTTCTCCCACTCCCGGCGTTCTTCCTCATTCCGGGCGAAGTCCCTCTGTGCTTCCGCGGCCTCCAGCCGCTTACGGGCCTCCGCGATGGCGTCGTCCTGCTCCTCATCCTCCCGGAGCTCCCGCCGGGCCTGGATCTCCTCGTTGATCCCGTCGATGATTGCATTCAGGCGTTCCTTCTCGGCCTTCAGCTCGGCTTCAATCTGGTCCTTACGGGCCTCATAGGCATCCTTGGCCGCATCCTTTTCCGCGTCATAACGGTCCTTTAGGGCCGCTTTCTCCTCCTCCAGGGACTCCTTCAGTGCGGATACCTGCGCCTCATAGGCGGCTTTCAGAGATTCGAGCTGGGCGTCATAGGCTTGCTGCGCCGCGTCCAGCTCCTCCTGCCGGCACTGCTCCAGATAATTGTGGAGCTGGACGTTGGCCTGCCGCCAGGCGTCCGAGTTCTCCTCCAGGTACTGGTCCCGCAGGCGGGCCAGCTCCTCGTAATACTGCTGCTCGGAGATAATGTCCATATCCAGAAAATACTGCAGGTCAGCCAGTTCAGCCTCATACGCCTCCTGCTTGGCCGCCGCCGCTTTTTCACTGGACTCCGTCTGGATCTTCTCCCGCTCCTCCGCATATCCCCACCAGAGGGTTTGCAGCTCCTGGATTTCATCGGAGTTTTCCTCGTAGCCCTGGGCCCGGAATTCCTCGGCCAGCTCGTGGACCCGGTCCATCATCGTCTGGTACAGGTCAACAATCGCCTGGGTCTTGGCCTCATCCTTCGACCACAGGAAGATCTGATGATCTACATCGTCCAGCCACTCCTGCAGCTCCTCCATGGCGGACGTGCCCTCGTCCTTCGCCGCCTCCGTCTTTTTGGAGGAGGTACTTCCGGAGGCCCGTCGGCTGCTCCTGGTCCCGGCGCTCTCGCGGAACATGCTGGCCGTGATGCGGTCATAGTCCTCCAGGGATTTTCCGGCATCCGCCAGCGCCTGGGCCGCCTCCCGGTACTCGTTGGCCTTAGCATAGTAGCTGACGCCCTCGGCCAGGTTGTCCGCGTTGGCCCCCATGGATTGGTACAGCTCCGCCAATGCGGTAAGCTGGTCCTTTGTGGCCAGGGTGGTGGCGTTGATGGCGTTAATTTTGTCCGCCTCCGCCGTCACAATGGCGTCGGCGGCACTCTGCGCCTCATTCAGCGCCAGGGCATACTCGGCCCGCTGGGTGGAGATGTAATCCTGGAGGGCTCCGCCGGCCAGCAGGTACCCGTTGGACGCCTCCACCAGATATCCGGAGAGCTGTGGATACTCCTCCAGCAGCTTGACCACGGTATCCAGCTCCAGGTAGCCGGTTTCATTCTGCTGCTCCTGCGCCTCGGCCAGCAGCTCATAGGCCCCCTGGGTCTGGCCAAGCACACCGGTCAGGGCCGCCAGACGGTCCGCCGCCGTATCGGCGGCCGTCCCGGTATCCTCCAGGGCCTGGGCCGTCTGCGCCGCCGTCGCATTGTACTTGCCATATTCCTGCTCCAGCCGGGCAATCTCCGCCGCATTCTGCTCCTGGGCGGCCGTCAGGCGGTCATACTGGCCCTGGGCGGCAATCAGCGCGCCCTGAGCTGCGGTGAAAGACGTTTCCTCCCGCGAGTTGCGCGTTTCTACACCGTCAAACTCCGCATAGCGTTCTTTGGCCTCCTGCAGTGCCTCCTCTGCGGCCTCCAGCTCATTGGCAATACTGATCTGCTCCTGGTAGGCTTCGCTCAGCCGCCCCACCGTGGCCTCCTGCTCCTGCCGGGCATACTCCGCCTCCGCCAGGCTGCGGATGGCCTCGGCTGTCAGGTTCAGGCTGTCGGTCTGTGCGTCGTAGGCCAGGGAGAGGGAGGGCACCGCCTCGTTGAGCTGTTCCACCAGCTCCAGCATGGCCGCCTTCTCGGCGGAGGTCTTGTGCTCCTCCTCGGCCAGCCGGGCCAGGGCGTCCACCATGGAGAGGGTGCTGGCCTGGCTCTCCTGCAGCTCTGCCCGTGTATCCTCATAAGCCTGCCGGGCCTCATTGATGCTGGAGGCCAATGTATCGGTGCTCTCCGCCGTCAGTGCAGCGGAGACGGCAAAGGAGCCCAGGACGGCCAACAGCGTCCCAATCGCGGTTACCAGCAGTCCTACGGGGTTCGCGGCCATGGCGGCGTTGAGGCCCGTCTGTGCGGCAGTAGCGGCGGTTGTGGCCGCCGTGTTGGCGGCCATGACGGTACGCAGCGTCTGATATACCGTGATACCTGCCTTCACCGCTGTTGTGATGCCACCCGTCACCTTCAGCATGGGGCCCAGGGCGGCCAGGAAGAGCCCGGTCTGCACCACGGCCTTCTGCGTTCCCTCGTCCAGATCTCCGAAGGTCTGGATCAGCTCATTGAGCTTTCCGATGATAGGGGTGATTACAGGGAGCAGTTCATCGCCTGCCGTGGCGGCCGCTTCCTTCAGACTCTCACGGAAGATCCGGAGCTGGTTGGCCGTGCTGTCTGAGGTGCGGGCGAAGTCCCCCTGGGCGTTCTGGGTGTTGGCCAGCACGTACTGGTAGCGCACCGCCACCTGCTGGGCCTGGTCCATGGCGGTATAGGCGGTGGTATAGCCTTCCGCCAGAGCATACGCCTCCAGGTTGGCTTGGGTCATGACTACGCCCAGCTCTTTCAGGCTTTCCGTTTCGCCGGTGAAAATGGACTTGAGAGCGGTGGATGCCTGGTCAATGCCGATATTTTTGAAAGAGGCCAGATCGGCGGCCAGGTTGACCAGGGCCATGGACATCTGGGCCGCCGCGTCCTGGCTGTAGCCCATGGAGGTGGCCATATCGCCAAACAGGGCCGCCATGTCTAGGGCCGTCCCCTGGGCAAGGCCGATGGAGTTCAGCGTGGTGGAGGACCAGCTTTTTACACTGTCCGCCGCGTTCCCAAACGCCACCTCCACCTTGTTGACGGCCTCCTGCATATCACTGGAGAAATTGACGGACGCCACGCCGGCGGCGGCCAGCGGCACCGTCAAGCCGGCTGTCAGCGCATTACCTGCTGTACTCAGTCGCCGCGCGGCCTCGTCCAGCCCTTTGTTCAAATGGTCCAGCCGGATCTGGTTGATGCTCTGGAGCTGCTTGTGGGCCTGCTCCGCTGCGGCCTCCGTCTCCACAAGCTGCTTCTCCAGCCGCTGGTACTCGGCAGACGTTTTTTCTGTCCCCAGCTCCTCCAGGGCGGCCAACTTCTGGCGGAGCAGTTCCGCCTTAGCCTCAGTCTGGGTAATGGCCTGCTGAGCCAGTTCCTGGGCCTGGTCAAACTGCTTGGCGTCCCAGTTCCGTTCCAGCTTACTCCGCACGGAGTCCAGCTTGGCGCCGGTGGTATCCAGAGCCGCATCCGCATCCTCCAGCTGGCTGGTGAGCTGGTCCACCTTCGCCTGCTCCGCGGATTTACTGACCTCCTCCAGTTGAGCCTTGGCCCGTTGTGCCGACACCTCCACATAGCTCAGTTCCCGGCGCAGGGCCTCATACTGCTCTTTCTGAGTGGCGCTGAAGGAGGCAGGGTCACCCATGGCAGCCAGAGCCTTCCGCAAAAGCTCTGCCTTCGCCTCGGTTTCACTTAGGGCTTTTTGGGCCAGCGCCTGGGCGCGCTGAAACTTGGTGGCGTCCCACTCCAGCTTTAAGCTGTTTTTGAGCGTATCCAGCTCGGATTGGGTCGTGCGGATGGAGCGGTTGGCCGAGTCCAGCGCCGTCTTCAGCTTTGTGGCATTGCCGCCAATCTGGATCTCGATGCCACGTGTGTACCGCGAGCTGATTGCCATATCCTACTCCCTCCTCACAGCCGCGCCAGCAGCTCATCCATGATCTGGTCTATTTCCTCGTTCAGCGCCGTGCGGATATGCTGTCTGGCTTCCATCCGCACACTGCCGTCCCTGTTGTGGGTGCCATACTCCAACATAAAGGTCAGATCCGGCCGCAGCGCATTGTAAATGATTTTGACTTTTTCGTGGTTGACGGTGGCCGTCCGCACCCTCCATCCCCTGGCGTATTCCCCGGTATCCTTCGGGCTGCGCTCAGTCAGCTTACCCTTGAGCTCCAAGGCGCGGGCAGACAGGACTTCGTCCAGTGTCTGCTCCGCGTTCATAGCCTCCTTTTCGCACAAGTCGGTCAGGTATAGCTCAAAGTCATCAATTGAGATTGTCTCCATATGCCCCTCCTTATCCGGCCATGCAAAGAGAGGGCCGCCACGCTGTACTTCATCCGCCTGCGCCTCCCCTGGGAGCGGCTTTTTTCTTGGGCCGCGGGTACAGGTTGGACATCTCCTTATCCGTCAGCGGCCGGTAGTGCTTGCGCTCTGTATCCTGGAGCATGTTGAGCCGGCGCAGCACCCCTATCACATGCAGTATGGGGAGCTCATGGAGCAGGGACAAATCCATACCCACCAGGGTTAGGGCCGCCAGAAGGCGGTACTCGTCAAACGGTTCTTCGGAGCTCTCCTCGTCCGGCGGCCCATCCAGCTCTATGTCCGGTTCCAACAGTGCATCCCGTGCTTTGAGACCCTTTACCAGGAAAGCCCCGTCCCGCCGGGCCTGTCGGGCCAGGACAAGAAGCTCCGGCCGGTCCGCCGCCGGAATCATCAGGTGGCACATCCGCAGCAGCTTCCCCTCCAGCTTCTTGGGCGGTATCCCCCGGTTCAGGGTTTCCAATATACTTTCGCCATAAATGGCCCGGTACCGGATGGCGGAGATGGCGGCGGGGTCCAGCCGGTACCGGACCCCGCCCAGATCCATCTCATACACGGTTAAGTCCCTTCCGTTGCCGCCACCTTGGGCACCGGCACCGTATCCCCAAAGGTCGCGTAGCCCGTATCGTCCGGCCGGCAGGTATACAGATACGCCGTCCGGCCCACACCGCGCTCGTCCTTGTAGTCGTCAGTACCCTCGGAGTCCTTCAGCGGATCTCCATAGGCCCGGAAGGGATAGGAATAGGCGCCGAACTCCACGCTGCCCTTGGCCGTGGTATAGGTAGCGGAGCCCTTGCCGATCTCCACGTTGAACATCCAGCACTTGACTACAGACTGCTTGCCGTCCTCGTCCAGCTCCAGGAACTCATAGTACAGGGCGCCCCGGAGGTAGCTGGCGATGTTAGTGGTAATCAGGCCGTTTGCGCCCTCCAGCGCGAAGCCGGCCGCCTTCTCAAGCTCCGGGTCGGGGGCGGTGGTACCCACCTCACCCTCGTAGCCGGTGTCGCTGGGCACACGGCACACCAGGCGGTTGTCCGCGTACTGCTCCGCGGCCTCCAGCAGCGCGGAGGGGTTGATGCTCTGGGCATACTTCATGTCCAGGAGCGCGGTATCATAGGTGCCGGACTTCTTGGGTGCAAACTTCATGTTCTGCACGCCGTGGTAGCCGGCGGCCTTACTGCGGGTTTTCCCTGCCATTACAAATCATCCTTTCCAACGAGCGTCTCGCACTCGAATACCTTATGTTGGGTCTCATCGTCTGTGGCGTCGATGATCTCGGGCCACGTCATGCCGGCATCCACCAACGCCTCCATCACCTGCCTCCGGAGTTCCCTCCCGTCGTTCCCGAGTGGGAGGTACAGGTGCACCTGGATCAGCGCCTTATACCAAGTGGGGCGGTTATCCGCGGGCTGAGCCGGGAGCAGGTCATAATTGAACACCAGGCAGCGGGGCCGGTGCAGAGTGTCCACGTCCGGAACCACCGGCAGGCCCAGGGGGGACAGCACCTGAATGATGCGCTGGTTGAGTGTCATCTCACCGCCCCCTTCCGCTGCACTTTGACCTCCAGCCAGGCGTGGCGGTTCTCCACGTCGTTGACGGAGATCACCTCGTAGGGCTTGGGATCTGTCCCCCGGTAGATGATGCAGGTGGTGGTGATTAACGGGGTATA